CATGAACTCGCCGTCCTTGAAGGTGATGTCGGACGTGATTGCTCCTCCGGCAAAGGTCCCCGCGTTGGCGACCCACGACAGAACGCCCGCGTCGGTCGAACTCAGAACGTAGCCGGTGGTGCCCGCGTAGGCAGTAGGCAGGGTCAAGGTCAGATTCGCCGACTGATTCCCGCCCTGGAGTTTGGTGTAGTAGGTGGCTCCGGTGCTTTCCAGAATGCTCAGAGACGGAAAGACGCCCGTGCCCTCGATGTACCCTTCGACCTCGTCGGCGAACAGGTACTCCGGGTCCAGCAGCTCATCGCCCGAGTTGCGATAAACGCTGTACGTGGGGTCGATGAATCGGGAAGCGGAATAGGTCATCGTCCCAAACGAAACCCCACACAGTAGGGTCGCCAGAACGAGACAGGCAAGAATGCGTTTCATGTCAGATGCTCCTTGAAAGAAACAAGGGCCGGGGAGGCCCGGCCCATTCGATTACTTATCAGCTCGGCACAGTGATGTTGCTGACGTAGATCTGGGAGTCAGCGGCGTTGGCCGGCGGCGGGCCAGCGAGAAGTTGGCCGTCGAGCTTGAGCACGGCCGTGCCCGTCGCATGGGTGCAGTTCCACCGGCAATACCGCTCCGTGACACCGTAGGGCAGCGTCCCAGCAAACACCGTCTTCCCAGCGGTCTTGAGAGCCGTGCTTTCGGCGTCGGCGGTCACGATAGCCGAACCGTCGCTGTCGGTCAGAGCGAACACGCAGCGCGGGCTGGTGAAGGCCTCGTTGTCGTCGACTTCGAAGGCGAAGATGAACGTCTCGGATTCCCCGAAGTCCTCGGCGACGTTGGTCCGCAGCCAGAGCCAGAGCTGGTTGCCGACGCCCACCTGGTGACGGGCCTGGTTCAGGTCCAAAACTTCGGACTGCACGGCACCGTTGATGAGTTTGGCGTCGAAGAACTCACCAAGGGAATTTTCGATCAACATATCAGTTTCCTTTCAGGAAAAACCCGGTCGTTACACAGCGGCCACGGCAGCTTCGGTGATGGGGATCTTCTTGCAGACGCGGATCGGGATGGTCCCGCCCCACATCGGCATCGCGACGTTGTACGGGTTGTCGCGAGAGAAGATGACGTTCTGCTTGGCCTCCAGGAGGACGTCGAAGTGGGTCTTCAGCCGAGGGGGAATGTACATGAAGATCGTCCCTTCGCCCTGGTCCATGCCCTCGTTGAGGCACCGGAAGATCAGCTTCTTGAGGCCGGCGTCGATCGAGTCGATTCCGCTCTCGATGTTGCGGATGCGGGCGACGCATTTCTGGTTCGGGACCGCGATGCCGTGCCACCACTCGAAGGTCTTGACCCACACATTGCGGTGAGTCGAAGTGCTCCACTGAAGCTGCATACCCAGGTCTTTCTCGACGACGCCCATCTGAGGATCGCCGGCGGGCGAGATCATGTGGACCTGCTCTTTGCCCCAGCGGAAGAACCAGATGCTCGTGGTGTCCGAGCCGGTGCCGCCAGCGTCATAGACGTTCGGATCGGCCCCGGCAGAGACATCCGGATTCTCCGGGCTGTTGGAGCCGGTGTCGTTGTCTGGGGTTCTGAACCGCTCGTTGAAGCTGCGATACTTTTCGGGGGCCGTGGTGGTCGTGCCCTGGAACATATGGCCTTCGATCGACTGCATGAACCCCTGGCGATGCGCCCGCTCGATGTAGGCGACTTTCTCGATGCCCTCGAGGCGCTTCACGTCGTCGGGAATCACGGCCGAGCCGTCCACAATGGAGATATCCTCCGTGTACGGACTCCAGGTCGCGGTGCCGGGCGTGGTGTAGCCGGAGACCTTGCGGAACGCGGGGGCCGGCAGGGAAGTCAGCCTGCTGCCGCTGTGGCCCATCTTCTCGTTGCCGGGATAAACGGGCGCGTCGCGGAGCAGTGGGGTTTGTTCAAACAGAGTGTCTGCGGGGGTTCCTTTGATCCCGTGCAGCCCCAACAGACTGTAGTAGGTGGTAAGTGACTCGGTTGCCATGTGCAACGCCTTTCCAAATCAGAAAGTAACTTTCTGGCCTTCGGAAAGGTGTCGGCCACATGGCCGGATTTCCAGGCCTGACATTCTTGGCTGACTTTCAGCCAGGGCGCCAGGGCCGCTTGCGCGGGGTATCTGGAAGTGGGCTTTCGGGATGTCCCTTGCGGGGCCGTCTACCCAACTACGTTCAGCTTCTCGATTCTGGACGAAAGATAGTATGTAACAGTCCCGTGTCCGTTGTCAACGGGAAAACCGATTTTACTAATCCGTTCGAGACATTTTTCCACGTCGCATCGCTGGCATTGGGCCGTCTTGAACCCAACCCCGACAATCGAGGCGCGGATGGTCACGATGTCCGGGGCCGCAGGCTGCGGCACGATGTCCGGGGCCGCATCAACGGCTTTCCTGGGCCTTCCCGGCCCCCTGTGAAACTTCGTCTGCTCCTGAATCGTTGATTGCTCGTCTGCCATTGGGGTCATTCTCCAATTTCAAGATGGCGGGCCGTCCGACCTCGCCGTGAACGTATTCCATGTGCTCGACTTCGCCGATCGATGCGCACTCCAACCATACCCGGAGGCCATTCCACGTCAGATTCGTGCTTTTCAGGCTCATAGCGTCATGCCGCTCCTGGCGGCCTCGCTCCACCACTCGGCCCCGCGGTTCGGCCACATCGCCTTGGCCTTGGCGTAGCGGTCGTTGTATAAGTTATCGCCCTTGCCCTCGGTCGTGTGCATCGGGCCGGATTCGGCGGAGTCGCGGATATACATATTGTTGAACAGCCGTAGAACCATGTTCCGCTTGTCCGGAGGCAGCTCTCGCACGAACTGAGCCAGCTTGCCGCCGCGGTCGGCAATCTCCTGCTCGCTCAGGGACTCGTTGTCCCGGGCGAACAGCGTCTGGTCGTACTTGGCGATTTCCAGCGTAGCGTTGTTGGTGTTCTGCTCGACGGCATCGCCCCAGAGGTCCGACAGGGCTTTTGCCGCATCCGCAACTGCCGTGTCCCTGGCCTGCTTGGCCGCTGTAGCCTCCGCTGCCTCATCGGCCATCCGGGCCCGGATCTGATTGGCCCGCTCAGCAATCTCAACATCCAGTTCCCCCTGGGTCAGGCCGAACTTGGCGGCGTTCGCGGCGATCTTGGAGGTCAGCTCGGGGTCCTTGCCCTCGATGTAGCCTGCGATATCCGAAGGCCATGCGATCTTGAACGCCTTGGGGTCCGTGATGCCGCCGGCCTTGGCGCGATACTCCTTGAGCTTGGCCGCGTACTCCTCGGGCTTGAGCTTGGAGGCGTCGGGGGGCGTGGCATGCGTGCTGATCGTCTTTCGCTGCTCGAAGAAGGCCTTGTTGAACGCGGCCCGATCCTTGTAGCGATTCACGACGGAGAGTTGCTCTTCCGTGAACTCGTCGTCGGCGTACCACTTGGCTTCCTCCGCCGACGTATCCGGCGCCGTGTCCTGAACCACTGCGTCCTGCTCTACCATGTTATATTATCCCTTCAAAATGTCCTCAATCGGATCTCCCGTCTGCTGCGGCGGAAGCGGTTCTGCTCGTTGTCTCAGAACAAACTCGAAGCCCGCCTGTCTGAGGTACTGCTTGACGAGGTTCTGCTCGGCCATCTGCTTCGGATCGGTCTGGAATTGGTCCAGGAACAGGCCGCCCATGCGGGCAAGGCCGGCCGCAGCCTGTAGACCCAGCGTTCCGGTAAACGCCGCGTGGAGGATTTCTTCCGTCGTATTCCGCTCAGGCATTTCCGCCTCCCGCAATCTGGGCCGCCTGGGCCGTCTCTCGCAGGGCGCCCGCCTGCTGCTTGGCCGCGTCCGACTGCATCTGCATCATCTGGGCCTCGGCCCTTTGCTTCTGTCGGGCCAGCCGTTCGTCCTTCGGCCGGATCGCCGTTTGCATGAATCCCGTGTTGTCCATGACCTCCTCACAGGCCACGCCAACATCCACGGCGTCGGCCACAGCCTCTGGGTCGATGTCCATCAGATAGGCGCGGATCGGAGCCAGGCCCGCCGCCAGACGCCGCTGCACGAAGTAGCTGTCCTGGGCCACCTGCAAGGGGCCCTTGTACACGATCCGGATCGGCAGGCCTTTGAACTTGCGGCCCTTCCGTGCGGCCTCTGTCCGCATAGCGCTGAGGTAGTTCAGGATGATTCCCGGAGGGTCGGTAGCCATCATCCGACCGCGTTGTTCCTCAATCGACCAAATCCGCTGGTGGAAGTTGTCCAGAAACAAAGACGCCAGCAGGCCAATACGCGGGGACAGCATCGCGGCCTGCTCGCCAACCACCTGCATCACTTCGTCGACCCGCATGTCCTTGGTCTTCATCGTCATGGCGAGAAAGACGTTGAGCTTGAGCATTTCCCGCAGGTCTTCCTCGGCCTTATTGATCAGCTCCATGTTGCCACGGTAGTCGATCGAATTGCCGTAGACCGACCGAGCCTCCATGTCCGCCGCGTTCTTGACCCACGTCACTCCATCCGGGCTCAGGTCGAGCCGGTTCTTCAATGCCGCCGAAGCCAGCAAGGGCGGGGCCCCGGCCCTATTGACGCCCAGGAGCGTCGATTTCCAGATCGCGTGCAGTCGCTTGATGGAGACCAGGTGCATCGGGCCGCGGCCATG